GTGCCAGGTTGGGGGAGGCGACCCAACCTGGCACAGAGACCCGGTTGGCCGCGTCGGGCACGCGGCACTAGAAGCCGTACTGGTCTCTGGTAGCAAACCGTACACTAGTTCGAATCCTTGCACAATAAGGATACATTTTGCTATGTTAATGTTATACAGAAAGGGGAACATATGACGCGTGGCAACACTCCAAAGGCAAAGTCGGCGTTTGCGCTTATGGGCAACGCCGACAAGTATCACGTTGTCTATGAGCCCAGGGACACCTGGGATCAGGAGCCATATTGTTTCTATGGGGAAAAATCAGAGGACGAGGCGTATGCTTCCCCTATCCTTAGACTGTCGTTCGATGAGGTACGATGGATTATGTCAGAAAGAATTCTTCTCCTCGGAGGAGATCAAAACATTTAGGGAGGCCAAATGCCAGCAACGCTTGCGAATGTCCCGCCAATCTCTTGCTATGTGCGCAAGGAGTATCTGCGCGACCATCAAGATGGTCACGGCGAATTCACGCCCGCCTACTGGGTTACCGTAAAGGGGTTGCGACACCGCGCCCTGTACGTTGAGGCATTCCTCCCAGAATATGGCGCGCTCTTTGACAAGTTGCCCATCAGCGCATTTGTGCAAAAGCCAGAGACGCCGTCCCCAGACCTACCGCTCGGCCTGTTGCAAATGTGGGATGTCAACTCAACACACCTTGCCGTTATTGAAAAGACTGTTCTTAAGTACATGCCGTGCAAGTACCGCGACCAGAATGGCGACTGGCACAAGGGCACGTACCTCTTTACTGTAGACATGATTCAGACGGAGCCAAATGAACTCGACAGCGATTGGGGTTCTTTGCCTGCGGAACACAAGTCCTATAACTTCATCCGCCTAGATAACGGTCAGTTTGCAGCACAGCCAAATAACCGAGTTATCTGGATGGACGAGTCAACGGTTTCTCGGACACCAAAAATTCCTGACTTCAAAGTAAGCACGCAGGTTTACACTGCAGAGGGAGATCGCTTTGGCGGGCTTGGGGATCTTGACTCTTGGTCCTACGACCGAAAGCCAGAGCCGCTTGTCAACTTGAGGAAGCAGGAGGGCTAATGTCAGAGGAAAGTAATTTCCAGACGTTTGTGTGCTCTGTCTGCAGGAAGGAGCGGAGGATCGAGGGATCAAGCGAGCGTCGCAAGGTTTCGTACATCGAAACTAACGAGCCGCCCAGCGAGCGACCCGTCTGCTTTAACTGCATCAAGCGACTAGTGAGGGCGATGTCCAATGCCGAACGGTGAGGCGTGCGCCCACGGCGCGGTCCATAGCAATATGCCGAAGTTGATGAATTATCCGTACACGCGCCGAGCGTCGTGCCTTGAGTGCTGTTGGTTTGAGTTGGTCGAAGCCCACGGCGGTGAAGAGCCAAAGGTAATCATCGACAACACAAGCAAGCGAACAGAAGACAAGTGGCTCATCGTCGGCGTTGGCTTTAAAAGCACGGGATCGACCTTGCACGAAGCAATTCGTGTGGCAGCGGCCTCATTGAAAGTGAGGAGGGCTAATGTCTGAGCAGGAGACGTTTGAGGAAGTCTTTGAAAAGATCTATGGCGAGGCCTGGGACATCATGATGCAACGCCAGCGCCGATACGGACCAGAGAATATTCGCAAGCAGGGGCTTCACGGGGTCACCACCAGGATTGGCGAGGATAAGTTGTCTCGCATCAAGAACACCCTTCGTGGCAAAGTCATTGCCGGAGAGGTTGTACTTGAGGAGATGAGCCCAGAAGACTTGGCCGTTGCCGAGGACGCCTTCTTCGACATTGCAAACTACTCCCTAATTTGCATTGCGCTTATGCGCAAGAAGTGGGGTGCCCCAATGAAGCACGAAATTACGGAGGAATAAGATGCCACGCATTGTCCTTGAACTTAGTGACGAAGAGGCCAGCATTGTCTACAGGGCACTTGTTGAGCAATTTAAAGAGTGGGTCTTTGGTCGGCTCGAAAAGGGCGTAGACGAAGAGAGCGACAGAATGCTAAGACTCGCAGAGGGTCTGGCATCCCGCCTTGAGGACGCGCTTACGGACAAATCAGGCATGCGCGACATCATTAATAAGGCTATCGACGACGCCGATAACGTATAATCATCCCGAGGCAGAAGGGATGAGTTATGACTGGAAAGATGATTGGCTTTTGGCATAGCGCATTTCATGCCACCTTTGACAACCTCATCGACAAAGAACCCCACGCCTCGGAAGAGGTCATGGCTGCAACCATTGGCGGGCTAGTGACCGCTCACCTTCAGGCTATCGCCGCATCCCCTGCCGTCATTGCGCTGATTACTATCAACGAGGACGATGTAATCATTGCCCAGATTGTTGCCCAAGTGAACGGCACGAGAAAGACTGTCCACTTTACTGCTGCTGACGAGGAGGAACTTACTGCCACCTCTGCCTCCTGGGCGCGGCAGGTCATCAGGGAACTGACGGATGAGCGGTAAGCGCGACGAACGGCTCCGCAGGAAGTCTGAGGAGCGGAAGGCAAGAAGAGAAGTTCCCCGCAGCCCGTACAGGGACGTAGGGTACCTAGCGGCCCTTGCCGCCCATGATCGACTGGCTAAGACGTTCTTTGCAGGGCTACAAGACCGGAGATCGGGTAGGATTCCTCCCGAAGAACTCGTTGCCCGAATGTCCTACCTTCGGGGTATTGTTTTTGCAATCAAGGTGCTGAAAGAAGAGATGAACAAGGAATGAGTCCGATAGACCGCTTCATCGAACTGCTCAAGGAGCGCGCGGGTAAGTGGCTGTCCGAGGCGGAATTGTTGACCATTATCCCCAGCCAGGAAAAATTAGATAAAGAGATCAGCGCGCTCAGAGGAAGCGGGTGGGACATTGCCGGGCGAACCATTCAAGCCCCTACCGATGTAGAGGGCGGAGTCACCATTCGTCTTGTTACGCAATATCGTTACACGCCACCACGCGCCACAAGGGGGTGGCTATGCACGCGCTGTTCTAATGTGTATACTCCCGTATCAGGTGAGGCATTCGGCGATTCCACAATCGATCCGAAGCACCGGCAAGCAGCCTGCTGGCGCTGCAAGAAGAAAACATTTTGGAGGCTAATCGATGAGCAAGCAAGTAGTGGAAAAGATTGACGACGTTCTCTATGCAGACGGCTGGGAAGACTGCCTAGTCGGTCACGGGAACATCTTTCATGGCAGCGACGGACCAAAGATCGTCGCTATTTATGACCGCACCAAGATGGTTGCGCGCATGGCCAAGGAGATGAAGGAAGACCAAGTTAATTCTGGGGAGCCAGAAACCGAAGAGGACAACTTTTGGTCCGATGCAGATGAGTACATCTCCTTCAACGTAGAGGGTGCGTTCATCCAGGCAGGAATGCCCGTCTTCGCTTCGTTCTCAACTGACGTTGAGGTTGTCGAGGGGTATTAGTCCTCGTACCCATTAAGTCGCAGGGGCATAGTTACTGCCCAGATAAATGTCAAGACGGCGAGCGTGGCTCCGATAAAATTTCGGGTCTCGCCTTCAGGTAGGACAATCCAACCGACAAGCAAGCCGAAGACTGTCCAGGATTGCCCAACCGCATCGTTGATTATTTGTGCGAGATAAAACTTCAACTTGTCCATAGTAGATCCCTTCTGACCCTCAGGCCATATTACTTTTTGACTGTACCATTCCTTTGTACGGATTTCACTGACGCCTTTGTCTGCGCCTTTGCACGCGCATTTCCGCCTTTCGGTCCGCTCTTCGGACCCGCGCGACGCACGCCCTTCTTTGGGCCATCACCACCGCCACCAGACCAGCCACCACCCGATGTTGATCGGGCAGCCGCTACTGCTGCGGTTGCAATTTGCGTCAAGATAATTGCGGGCACGACGGTTTCTCGCGCTGTCTCTCGCTCTTCTTCAGAAATGTCATTGCCCAGGTTTGCCACAGTATCCACTGCGGCACCAACTGCTTCAGTTACTGCGGTAACGGCTTCACCTACGGCCTCAGCAGCCGCCGTAACGGCCTCGCCTACAGCCTCGGTTACTGCATCGACTGCAGCGCCCGGATCAATTGGTCCAGGTGTGTCAGTAGGTACAGGGCTGGGATCAACAGAAGGGGCAGGAGAGTCCGTAGGGGTGGGCGTTGGCTCGGGCGTCGGCTCGGGTGTGGCAGTCGGGTCCGGTGTCGGTTCATAGGTCACCTCTGGGCTTGGCGACGGCGTCGGAGTTGGTTCCGGCGTAGGCGTCGGGGTTGGCTCTATAGAAGGCTCTGGCGTAGGGGTAGGAGCCACGGTAGGGCTTGGTGTTGGTGGTTCTGGTGTCGGCGTTGGGGTGGGCTCTGGCGTTGGTTCTGGTGTTGGTTCTGGTGTTGGCTCGGGCGTAGGAGTTGGCTCCGGAGTCGGGGTTGGTGTCGGCTCCGGAGTTGGAGTTGGTTCTGGTGTCGGCTCGGGTGTCGGCTCTGGTGTCGGCAGAACGGAAGGGATTGGTGGCGGCGATGCCACGGGAGGTGTTGGGTCAAGCAACAATGGCAAACTGGTGACCAGTTCGTAGTAGCCACCTACAACAAACGGCTCTTCCGGGTGCATGCAGCCAGAAGAGTTGCATGGGCCATATCGACCCGCGCGGAGTCGGTACACCGCTGGCTGCAGGTAGATACTGATTGAAGACGCGTAGGAGACGCCATCGTCATCACTGACTGCAATCATCAATCCTGCTTCGTCATACAGCCACAAAGCGGAGTCAACAAAGTGACCGCCCTGCCCCGGTCGCGGGCACCACAGTACTTCTGGTGTATCACATAGAAACGTGACTGCGGTAAAGGTTCCAGGCTCGCTGACTACAACAAAGTAGTCCCTTGTCTGGTCTACAATCACAGACTGATTTGATGCCCGCACAAATGCCGGCGTCATATAGACCGCAAGGGTCATCACAATTAGCCATATAGTGCAAAGTAGGGTCATTGTCTTGGTGCTCATGGGTCTCCTTCCCATGGGCATTAAACAATACGGAGATTACTTACTCAATGAGTAGGTAATCTCCGTGTTTTACGCAGGAAATCTACTAAATTTTAGGTAGATGCTTTCGGTGAAATTCCACCCACGTGCTGGAACGCTTTGCGCCAACATAGGAAATGCTCTTTATAAGGGCAACCTCGTTGGACATTACGGGCTCCTTGCACTGCGAGCAAACCCTGTCAGTAAGTACTGGCTTAGACGCTTCTCGCTTTGACTTGTTGTTTTTCACTCCAGCCATTTTTTATCCTTTCAATTAAATGATTTGATCTGCACACAACGGGCAGTTGTGCAGAGGAGGGCAAGTCCCTGGTTCAAAATCTGTGGCCCCGACTGGAACAGCCGTAGTCTGATGGCAGCACCCACAAATATGGCTATCCATGGCTGCATACAAACGAGAAATCTCTTCCTGCTGGGTAACCCAATTTTGCTGCGTTGAACAAGACCAATGTGGAACATGAGCATTCTCAATTACATTAAAACGTCCAGCAACAACATTTGCAGCATCTTTGATTGTCATGGCGTCGCCGCCATGAATTGCAGCAATTTCGTGAGCAATGCTGAATTCATCTTCTTCTTTATAATCAATAGCAATCATGATTAATACTTGTTTCATTTTCTTCTCCTATGTTTTGATAATATAATAAAACTCGTGCCATAAAGGACTGTGATTCTCATGCGCATGACCGCCGCTGCTTGCGATAGCACTCATTGTATGGCTATGGTCAGCATTAGTGTCCATAGCACTGGCATCGTCTGAGGTGCCCGTTCCGGCAGCATGTGTGTGGGCGTTATGCGCAACGGGCCCTTCATATGAGGTGCTACCAACCACATGGTTGGTGTTTCCACCGCTAGAGGCAAGGGTCACCACATGCGTGTGCGCGGAAGTGGCAACGCTCGTGGCTCCAGTGCCCCTAATTGAAGTAGTACCTGTAATTGATCCAGAAGTTTGGCTGTGGGTATGCGCACCACCACCAAAACTAAAAACTCCCGAAGCAGTGTGGCTTCCCCCCGTACCACTATTTGATGTTCCGGTAGTGGCAACATGAGTGTGACTTGCTGCATGATTGTGATACCCAGCGGGAGTCATTGCGGTTGTATGAGAAGAATGTGCTCCGTTGGTGGAATGATCAAATGAATTGTAGAACTTAACCCCAGAGGCTACGGCCCAACTTGCTGGTAAACCAGATGGGTTTGGTGCAGTTGAAAGCGAAGACGGCGCGCCAACCAGCCAATAATCGTGATAGTTAGGAAGATTAAAGGTTGTTGTCCCGTTCCCAGCACCATAATTTGTTCCAATCACCGCAAACAAGTCTGCGTATGTTGTTCGAGAAACCGCAGCACCGCCGCAGAGAAGCCATCCGGTTGGAACATTTGATCCATCCCCAGCCCAAGAAGTAACCATCCCGGCTTTCCCGGAAGAGGCAGTAGCGCTTCCGCCAACATCTGCCCAGCCCGTGCTCTTATATACCCTAACCTTTTTGGTGGAAGAATTAAAGTAAATTTGCCCAAGGTTGTTTGCCTGGTCGTTTTCTGCGACTGGTAGACCAAGTGGGGAAACAAATTTTACAGGCATTTTACACCGCCTTAATAATGTAGTGAGTCATGTGCGTTTTGTATGAGTGATTTGTATGTGTGTGTGAGCCGTCGCTTGATGGTGTTGCTGTGTGATTGTGGTTTGCAATAGATGCTGAGGTCGTATTTCCAGAGGTGCTCAGAGAAAAGACTGGGCTATGACGATGCGCCGCGTGGGCGCTCCAAGAAGATGAAGTAACGCTATGTTGGTGGGTTTCCGTTGAAACGGTGCCAGATGTATGCCCGTGCGTTGGACCCCCTACTAGTTGTCCAGTTGCGGTTCCGGTTGTGGCGGTACCGGCGGCAAAAGACGCCGTATGACTGTGCGATTGTCCTGCGTTTGCAGTTGCTGAAAATGTGTGAGCACTGTATGTAGACGTGCCATCAGTCACGGTCACCACATGCGTGTGCCCGTAATTATGCTCGGGTTCAGTAAATGCAGTATATGTAAGCGAGTGAGTGTGCAGTCCGTATGAGCCAATGTGTGCATTTGTAAACCATGCGTCATTTCCTCCGCCAATGTTCGTCTCAGTGCTAATTTGATATCCTGTTGATGGCGCACCGGTAACCTGTCTCCCTTGGATATCTGGCACGTTAAACGTTGTTGTGCCATTGCCTGGACCATAATTTTCCCCAATGATTGCGTACAAAGCAGAATATGTCGTTCTTGAAACTGCTTGACCGGTACAAACAAGCCATCCAGAAGGGGTCGTGGCGCCCAGCCATGGTTGGATAGAACCAATTGGCATGTCTGAAGAACCCGCCAGACCAGCCCAAGATGTTCCATCGTGCACCCGAATAGCAGCACTGGTGCTGTCGTAATAAATCAACCCAGCCCCAGAATAGGCAGACTCAACATTGGCCTGCGTGGCAACTGGCAACTTAATGCTTGAAAGAACTTTTGTCATGATTTAACAAGATACCAGACTCTTGCCCTGTTGGCAGAGTGAGGGTCATGGATATGCGCTGCGGTTGCATCTGATGCCATGGTTCCGCCGTGTGTATGCGAAGGAACAATTCCAGATGTGGCAGTAAAAGACGGCACAGTTGCACTATAGGTATGAGTGTGTGCAGAATTGCTAGAAACTGATTCTGTAATAGTATGCGAGTGAGAGTTTCCCGTAACGGTATTTAGAAATCCGTGCGTGTGTGTGCTGCTGGCAACGCTTAAGTTCGGGCTGGTAACAGACATAGAGACTGTTGCCGAAACAGCGGTGGTGTTTCCAATACTGTGCGCATGACCGTCTGAAGAGCAACTTCCAGTGTATGTATGTGTGTGATCCCCTGAGGCGGTCTGGCTTGAATACGCAGCAGTGGTTGTGTGGTTTATTGCATGCGAATGTGCGCCAGCCTCATTATCTGAAAATGTATGCGTGTGCGATGCATTGTCTGATGTGTGCGTAAGTGCCGCAAATGGATCGGTTGACCCGTTTGCCCAAGAAATTCCACCAGCGGTATTCCCAACCGCCACTCCAAGATTTGCGGATATCGCACCAACAAGGCTGAGTTCCCTAAAATCTGGGAGGTTAAATGTTGTTGAGCCGTCACCGGCGCCAAAATACGTGCTAGTAATAGCAAACAGGCTTGAGTATGTTGATCGGGACCTGGCAGACCCATCGCACAAAAGCCATCCGCTTGGCGGGGCTGATGGGGAGCCGGTCCAGGTAATGACAGAGCCCGTTGGCATCTCAGTGGTTGTTGATGAGCCAAGGGTACTCCAGGCAGAGGCGCCTTTGATCTTCATTTCATCAGTAGTACTGTTGTAATAAAGGGTGCCCTCGTCTGCGGTTGGGTCCGATCCCAATAGGGCTTGCCGCAAAGTGTTGACGAATTTAGGCATAAAAAGATTATACCCCCCTCAGCGCTTAAATCAAGCGCCTTGGGGGGTATGCTCTTTATTGGTTATCCGTTGACAACGACTCGGTAGGTTCCTGCAAGGCTGATGACAACCGTCAACGTGTTGGTGGTTGCGGTTGTGACGTCCGCAAAGACCTGAGCGTCTGAAGAGTCATAAATGGCAACCTGTACGGCCTTGGTGCCAAGGCTGTGGGTGATGGTCTTTGACTCGCCTGCGGTCCAGGTTGCGCTCGTGTTGTAACGAAGCGCTCCGCCGTAGGTCGAGGCAATAGCCGTGCCCTGCCAAGTACCAGTGGCAATCGTGCCGACGGTGACAATGCTGTCATCGCCGCTGTAGGTTCCGCCAGCCACTGCGGCCAGGGTTGAGTTGTATGCCTGGACGTCTGAGCCAATCGCAAGACCAAGCGAGGTGCGTGCAGTTGATGCGCTGGTTCCACCAGTACCACCGTTGGTAAGGGCCAACGTTCCAGTGATCTTTGTTCCAGCAAGGTCAACAGCGTTAAGGGCAAGTTTGGCGGCAGTGATACCGGCATCCTTGACGCGCAACGCATCGGCGCTGACTTCAATCGTTGAGCCATCGACAGCAACATCAAGCGTGTTGCCGGTCTTTGTAAGGGCTTCTCCCGCAGTGATCTGACCAGCGCCAGAGAACTGCACAAAGGCAAGGGCAGTTGTTCCAACCGTAATTGGATTCTCTGTCTGAAGAATGTAGCCGTTGTCTGCGTTTGCGGTACCCTCTTCAACAAAGGTGAACAAACCAGAAGTTACTTCTGCATCGGTGTCTGCATCTGTTGCGCGGCTCCATGCACCAGCAGCGGCAACGTAAATGCCGTTCTGCGAAGCGGTGGACTGATTCTTTACAAGTACTCGGTTACCAGCAATGACGGCAACACCGTCAATTGTTTGCGTTCCGCTCAGGGTAATGTTTGCGGTGGTTGCTGCTCGGACCGAAGCCTTAACATCAAGGCCGGTGGCAACGCCGTCAACATATGCCTGCGTGGCAAGGGTTCCTGAAGTTGGAAGCGTAAGCGCAGTTGTGCCGGTTGCGGTGAGCGTAACGCCGTATGCGCCGGAGGTTGCAAGCGTGCTGCCATCAGCAAGCGTAAGAGTTGCGCTTGTTGCAGGAGCCGTAATGGCT